CTGATGGTCCGGCATCCGCAACTGGCGACGGAATTTAGAGCCGTCCAGGAGCAGGCACGAGACGCGCGTATATTGTGGCTCGAGGGTCACCTGGACGATCACGTCGAAGCCAAAAACCTGACCGCGGTATTTTTCGCACTGAAAAAGGTCGACCCGAGCTACCGAGAAAGCTACAATGTCACTACCTCCAGCACTCCCACCGACTACATCATCGACCTCAGCTCCGAGGATACGCCACAGCTCGCAGACGTCACCCCAAAGGGCATTCTGGGCGAGTGACGCACGGTTCCGGCTATTCGTCGGCGGTCGTGGGTCGGGCAAGACCCGAGCGGGTGCAGTCGAGGCGATCCGGCAACCACGCGGCACCACAGGACTGGTGGTCGCACCGACATACCCAATGTTACGGCTGGGGGCAATGGAGACTATTCTAAAATTGACCGCGAAGGCAGGCATCGTCACCGCGTGGAACAAGTCAGAGATGGAACTACGGCTCATCGGTGACCGTCGCATCATATTCCGCAGTGCTGACAACCCAGACCGACTGCGAGGAGCCAACGCTGGATGGCTGTGGCTGGACGAGGTGGCAATGATGAACTCCGATATCTGGCCCCTCAGTATCGCGACCCTCCGCGAATCCCCGGGTCGGGCCTGGATGTCGACCACGCCACGCGGCAAGGATTGGGTGTATCAACTATTCAACGGGAACCATCGCGACTATGCCACGATTCGCAGCAAAACAACCGATAACATGTTTCTCGATGACACGTTCGTCTCGACGTTGAAGCAGTCGATGACGTCCGAAATGTACCGCCAGGAGGTCGACGGGGAGTTCACTGACCCGATCGGCAGCATGTTCCGTCGGGAGTGGCTGACGGTCGCCGACGCACGACCCCAGGGCGTCCAGTGGTTCCGATATTGGGACCTGGCGTCGTCGATTCGCCAGAGTGCCGACTATACCGCGAGCGTGCGGGTCTGTCTGCATAATGGCGTGGTACACATCGCCGACGGAATCAGGGTCAAGGCGGAATGGCCCGACGTGCGGCGAATCATGATCGAGACCATGCGAGCCGAGACGGACACCATCCACGGAATCGAAAAAGCGCAGCACGGGCTCGCGGCAACCCAGGAATTACGCCGGGTCCCCGAGCTCGTCGACGTGTCGTTCCGTGGCATCGACGTTAAGGGCGATAAGGGTCAGCGGGCCATGCCTTGGGCGGCACGTGCCGAGCAGGGAGGCGTTCGGATCGTTGCGGGTGCCTGGGTTCGGGACTTTGTTGACGAGGTGGTGGCGTTCCCGAGCGCACCTCACGACGACTATGTCGACGCGGCGTCGGGTGCAGTGGCAATGGTAGCAAGACCGGCTTTTGAATGGAGCTTTCGATGATCACATATCCCAATGGGTGGCTTGACAACATGCGCCAGACTGGACGACTGGTGGGCGCGGCGGATGCGTATCGTATGGTGCCGATGGTGTACCGTGCGGTCAATCTGCGGGCCGACGCCGTCTCGAGTGTACCGTTCGCCCTCCAGCGCAACGGCGAGACGGTCGACTGGCCGTGGACCGCGAACTTTGCGCAACTCATCAAAGAAACCGAGCGCAGCCTGTTGGTGTATGGTGCCGCGTATTGGCTGAAGGTGGTCAAGGGTCGGACCCTCACCGGATTTGTCGCACTGAACCCGTCGACGATGACCTACACGTTCAACCCATCACAGGGCGACATATACCAACCATACAAGGGCATGCAGTGGTGGCAAACCGCCAACGGGAAAATGTATGGACCCTGGACAATCGACGATATCGTCTATTTTCGCGAGCCGTCGTTCGTCGATGACGTCGGGCCAGGCGTGGCACCCGTGTCTGTCGCACTGACCGACGCACAATTGACGCACTACCTCAACGCGTTCGCGATGGCATTCTTTCAGGGTGGAGCGCAACCCGTGACCGTGATGAACACATCCGAATACACCGACCGGGCAACCGCGGAACAATTCGAGGCAAGCGTCAACGCCAAGGCGGCTGGGGGAATCGTCAACGCGTTCAAGTTCCTATTTTTACGGGGTGGTGACGTCAAAATTACGCAACTGACCCCTCCCCTGGACTCCCTGCAGATGCCCGAATTATCGGAACGGGCAATCACGGCAATAGCCGCGACCCTCGGGGTGCCGCGGACCATGTTGGAGGCATCGGCCGCGAATTACGCAACCGCCGACAGTGATCGACAGTCATTTTGGCGCGATACAATTGTGCCTCGACTGGCCCTGTATGCGTCGGTCATCAATACCCAAGTTATGAGCCCAATCAAGTATGAACTGATATTCAAACCCGAGACGATGGATGTCTTTCAGGTTGACGAGGCGGCCCGCGCGTCGTCGTTCCTGTCGTATGTGCAGGGTGGCATTCCGGCACGATCCGCAGCCCAACTGTTGGGCATCGACAACCTCGACGAGTACTGGCCAGCGGAGCCGGAACAAAGCACGACACCCGAGACGGTCGCAATCCCCGACGCGCCACCAAACGAGGATGCGGGCACCACGCCGATCGTGATGGTCCCCGATGCAACCGCGAGCAAAACCGCTGGGGAGTGGGCGCTCCTATCAAAAAAAATTGAGCGTCGAATCAAGACCGGGCGCGATCCCCGCACGTCGTTTGATTCGACGCTCATCAGTCCCGACCGGGTCGCGTCGGTGATGTCGCGGTGCATCAAGGGAATGACCGTGTCGGCACTCGAGGACGTCATCAATGAGGTCAAGGCTACGGTTGACGACCTGACACCCGAGGAGCGGCGATTGTACGACCGTATCGTCGCCGACATGCAGCGCAAGGGTCAATCGTGGGCGACGTCCGTCGCCAAGGGCGAGGTGGTCGACCCTACCCTGCAGGACATCATTAAACCCGCGCTACAGGTCGAATTGGGGCGCACGATGACGACGGGCATCGACAGTCTGGGGGTGAAATTCGGACCCCAGATCGACCCGGCGAAAACCGGCGAGTATGTGCAGGATTGGCTGTCGGAATACGTGCCCGATCGGTCCAAAGAAATCGACGACAACTCCCGTAAAATCCTGTCTCGGGTCGTCGAACAATACCGAGTGACCCCGTCGATGACCAAAGAAGACATCGCATACGCACTCCGCGGATCGTACGACCAGTCTCGAGCGATGTCGATCGCCATCACCGAGACCACGCGTGCCGCATCGCAGGCGGTCAACTCGTACCGGTCGCACCTCGGGTCGTTGGGATTTTCGACGAATCGCACCTGGGTAACAGACAACGATGACCGGGTGTGTGCAATCTGCGGGCCACTGCACCTCGAGCCCGAGGAGGAGTGGCTGATTGACTACCCAGACGGACCGCCAGCACATCCCCGGTGCCGGTGCACCACGTCAATCGGGATTATACGGGAGTAGTCATGGCATCAATCGAGGTCGAGTACATCGGACGGATCAGCGTCGCCCGGATGCAAAACATGGTTGAGGCGGTGACCCTGGCGTATGCCACCGAGGTTATGAAAACCATGCGGGACGCAATCCCCAGACCGCCACAGCAGGGCGCGCAAAAGTACAAGTCAGAAAAGCAACGCCGCTTTGTGATGGCGTCGATCCGGCGGGGCGACATCACGGTTCCGTATTTGCGGGGCACCGGTTCCAAGCTGAACCCGTCGCACGACCTGAACGCCGCGTATCGGGTCGACAAATTGGGAACCGAGGCAGTCCTCGCCAGTACGGCACCGTATGCGGAATACGTGGTCGGCGACAAACAGGCACCGATTCACCAGGACCGGTGGCCGACTGCGGTCAAAAGTCAGGAGACGGTGCAGCAATCGGGATTAATCGAGTACCTGGTACAAAAAGCGATGGAGAACGTCTGATGGATGAAACATACACCGCACCACAGGACGTCGCCGATAATGCACAGCTCGCGCTCGACGTGCGGGCAACCAAGCCGGAATCGGAGCGCGGCATGACGTCGGTCGGGCTGGCTCGTGCCAACCAACTGGCGAACCGCGAACCGGTCAGCCTCGAGACGGTCCGACGGATGGTGGCGTATTTTGACCGCCACGAGATTGACAAGGAGGGCGCAACATGGGGTGAGCAGGGGAAGGGCTGGCAGGCGTGGCACGGCTGGGGCGGGGACGAGGGGCGCGCGTGGGCGCGTCGTATTTTAGAGGAGAACACCATGAGCACGAAGGCATCACGCCGACACAGTGAGTCCGACATGGAATCACTACGGACCGCAGCGCACCACGTCAAACAGACGATGAAATCACTGCGATCCGTCGGCTATGACGGCATCAAACCAAAAAGCGTAAAAGCCCTGGACGAGTCGGTCGTCCTGACTGATCGCCAGATCGCACTATACGACGCGATCGAGATGACGGTCGAGGAGTACGGGCTATTCGACCGCGGCATCGGTGGCAACGGTGCCCACTATGTAACTGCAGAGAACAACCCATTCGCGACCGAGGGCATGGCATGCAAAAACTGCGTTCTATTCCTGGCGAACCGGTGCGAAATCATCGACGGCGAAATCGAGGAGAATTCACTGTGTAAATTCTGGATTATTCCCGAGGCTATGCTGACGATGAATGTCCCAGACGACCCGACCGACGAAGGCGAACCCGCACCGGCGGAATCCACCGTCGAGATCGTTGACCCCGCGACCGCATCTGCACACAACGACGACGAGGACATGATGAAATCCGCGGCACTTGACGGCAATGCGATAATAAACGCAGAGGCAGCGAAAAACTTCGCACGTCGACTGATGGGGCGCCAATGAACTCGAAACCCAACGCAATCAAGGCGACCGCGCCGTTCACCCTTGCGGGTCGCGGTGTCGTTTATGGCGGGGTCGACCTGACGGGCGACCGATTCAGTGCCGACACCGACTTCGGATCGACGCGGTCATTCCTCGGGATGCCTGTCTACTATGACCATGCGATGAGCGGAATCAAATCGCAGATTGGCACGGTCAAGGCGTGGACCCCGACGGACGATGGCATCGACGTGCAAATCGAACTTGATCGCCGGCACGCGTACGCAGCCGACGTCATGAAACTGGCCGAGTCCGGGGCGCTTGGTCTGTCGACTGGTGCGCTCCCGCACCTCGTCGAGCGCGTCGACGGCGAAATCAAGCGGTGGGTGGTGGGTGAAATATCATTAACCCCGACCCCGGCGGAACCGCGCACCACAGCAGGGATACCGACCAAGGGCACCGTGCGCACGGCGACGGATGACGGTCTGACCAATACATCAGCATCAACTACAACAGAGGACACTATGAGCGACATCAAAGACGCAGTGAAAGCCGCAATCAGCGAATTGGCCGGCGAGCCCGTACAAGGCGGCACCATTTACGCAGGCACCAAGACCGCACCCGGACAGAAGGTCCACACCGATCGCGGATTCAGCAACGAACCCGTATCGGCCGTCAAGGCGTGGCTGGGCAAGGGTGATGAGGGCGGCGTCAAGGCGACCCTGGTCGCCGGCAGCGTGACCGGCTCGTACCTGATTAATCAGTACAACATGCCGACGATTTTTGAGAAGCGCGTAGCAGCCAGCCTCTTGGGCGAGTTCCCCGCAATTTTTAAACAGACGATCACCGGGTACAACTATCAGCCACGCATCGAGGACACCCTCGGGTCGTTCGCGTCCCGAACCGAAATCCAGTCAGCCAACTTCAGCGAAGACACCTACGCACGCCCTGACGTCGCACTGACCCGCTATAATCGCTCGATGCGATTCGCGAATTCGTTCCTCCGTGATGCCAGCGACGCCAGCTTCGAGACACAGCTCGCCAGCTCGGTCGGTCGCACCTACGGGCTGATCATCAACGACATTATCGTCGCCGCAATCATCGCCCGTGCCGGCACGTCCGAGACGTTGGCAACCACGACGACCCTGGATGCAACCGACATTGACAACATTTTCTACAAACTCCCCGACGGCTACGACGTCAACGACGAGTGTGGCTGGATCATGCGTCGTTTGACCCTACAACAGGCCAAGGCCCTCACGTCAAACCCACGTATTTTTGACCGCGAATACAGCTTCGCAGGCAAGGAACTGTTGGGCGCCAAGGTGGCAACGAACACCGCAATCGCAGCTATGGCGGCCAGCGCCACCTCCATCCTGTTCGGTAATTTCAACTTCGTTAACTTCGTCGAAAACGAGTCAATGGAAATTAGTCGCAACGCCAGCCGTTACGAGGACACCTACGAAACCGCAGTATTCGTAAATTCCTGGATGGCATCGTACCTGACCGTCGCCGATGCGTTCGTCAAGGGCGTCAACCCAGCCTCCTAATCAACCCGGGGCGCTTGTGGTCATCGACTGCAGGCGCCCTATATTCACGGAGTCAGTTATGAAAATCCAAGCCCTACGGGATTTTGCGGTCACACCAGTCGGATCGTCCCGGGTCGTATTTGTAACGGCTGGCGAGTTCGTCGAGGTCATCGACGTCGACGGTCGGAGCCTGATTGCTCGCGGGTCGGCGGTCGAGGTCGAGGAGCAGGTACCAACCGAAGCCAAACCAAAGAAGACAGTCAAGGTGAGCTGATGGCGTACGTAACCGCGGCACAACTTCGCGCGTATTTGCGCATATCCTCAACCGATGACGACGCACTCCTCGGGAGTGCCGCGGCACAAGCGCAGCGATACATCGAGGCAAAAACGAACCGGGTATTCGAGGCATCAGCCGACACGACCCGCAAGTTCACCCCGGTGATGAGCTATCTGGGGGGCGACCTGACCGACCTAAACACGCTGTCATTCGACGACGATTTATGTGCGGTCACCTCTGTCACCAACGGCGACGGAACCGCAATCAGCCTGACGGACGTCGAACTATTGCCACTCAATCGCCGACCCGCGTATGCGGTGACGTTGATCGACGACGAAATCGAATGGACCTACACCGGCTCGTCGCCGGTCGGTAAGGTGCTGGTGACCGGCAAGTGGGCATATAGCCTGACCGCACCGGTCGACATCGTCGAGGCGACCCTGTCGCTGGGTGCGCACCTATACAAAAGCCCAGACGCCAGCGCATACACCCAAGCGGTCATGAGTACCGACGGCGTGCCAATCGTTCCGCCCGGCATCCCTGCACGCGTCAATAAGGTGATCGGAACGTATGCAAGGCGCATCTCATGAGCTGTCAATTAATCGCCATCATCGACGCGGTCGCCGCGTTGAGTGTCTCGCCGATCACCCGGGTACTGCGTGGCACCACGCTTAAAAACTCCATCGCCTCGGCTGATGTCCCGCTTCGAATTATTTCCGCGGTCGGGATGCGTTCGTCGGGCATGAAGCCGATGAGTATGACCTCGAGCCCGCTACTGACTGCGCTATGGTCCGTCACTGACCTTGCGCTCATTCGACCCGCTGGGCTCGGTATGGGTCTGCGGGATGTCGCGTTCGGGATGGAGCAGTACATGGCAACCTACACCGACGTCATGCGGGGACTACGGTCGACCACCTGGTCGCTGGACGACACGCAATTCGCCTCGCGCGTGGTCGAGTGGCCGGCACAGTCCGGATCGTATTTCGATGCGGTCGTCGTCACCCACGTCATCAAAGAAATCGTTCAATAGGAGAACACACCATGGCACAAACAACCGCAGCGATCAACGGGGTCGCCTCAACGGTCAGTATCAAAATCGCAGCGGGGTCGTACGTTGATATCAGCGGAGCAACGCAGAGCGTCGACGCGGCAACAGCAACCATTGCAAACAGTGACACCTACACGCTCGACGGGAGCTCGGCTTTTATTCTTCTTGGCAAGGTGGAACCGGTCGATGTGACCGTCAACATTCTCTACACCGAAGTGTTGACGACTGAGCCGTTCATGTTGGTCAGCGCAGCATTTGCAGCGAAGAGCGCAGTACAAATCAAGTGGCTTCCCAAAGGTACGGGCGCAACGAACAACACCATCGAGACCAACGCAACCGGCTACATCACATCGATGGACTACCCGGCAATCGACTCAACAAGCGCAGACGCAATCATGACCTCATTCACGGTACGGTGTCCCGGCATTACATACACCGACGTCGTATAGTTGGGCGTGCGGTCATGGTGGGGCGTGACCGTGTGCCAACCTAAGCCCCACACCATTTTTTATAGGAGCATCCCCACATGCAATAC